TTGTCCCAGAGCCCCCAAAAGAAAATCTAAGACAAAGAATTGGATATTTTGGTGCTGATAATGGAATGTATTTTGAGATTGATGATACAACAGCATATTTTGTTGAGAGAAGTTTATCTACTGGTACTGAAACAAGAGTAGCACAAGAAGATTGGAATGTTGATAAGTTAGATGGTACTGGAGTTTCTGGAATTACTTTAGATAAAACCAAAGCACAAATTCTTTGGATGGATATTGAGTGGTTAGGACTTGGTACAGTCAGAATGGGATTTGTAATTAATGGAGTAATGATTCATTGCCATTCATTCCACCACGCAAACTTAATTGAATCAACTTATATTACAACAGCATCACTTCCTCTAAGATATGAGATTACCAATACAGGTATTACCACAAGTAGCAGCACTCTCAAACAAGTTTGTTCCACTGTAATTTCTGAAGGTGGTTATGAGTTGCGTGGATTACAGCAAGCTGTAGGAACACCAATTACATCACCATATAGCATGACCGTTGCTGGAACTTTTTATCCAGTAATTAGTGTAAGATTGAAATCATCTCCAAATCGTTTAGATGCTATTGTAATCTTGACTGCTCTTTCTTTGATGGGAGTTAATAATGGCATCAGTTATAATTGGCAGGTAAGAGCATCAGGAACTACTACTGGAGGAACTTGGGTCAGTGCAGGTGCCGATAGTGCGGTTGAGTACAAACTGGATGGAACTGGCATAACTGGAGGTAGAATATTGGCATCTGGATTTTTCAATTCAGCAAATCAAGGTTCTCCAAATGTTGATATTCTTAAGGAAGCACTATTCAAGTTCCAGTTAGAAAGAAATGGTTTAACTGGAACTCCTTACGAACTTACACTTGTTATTGCAGCATCTCCAATATCAAGTAGTGAAGATGTTTATGCCGCAATGGACTGGGAAGAAGTTAGTAGGTAATTTTTTATGCCCGATAATGATGATAACAATAACAACCCAGGTGGATAAATAATAAAAAAGTGTCTCTGAAAGATGAGTGTCAATAGAAGTCGCTTAGCGGCGAACTTGGTTGCTGATAATAATATTACGTCTGACATTGACAACAACAGAGTTGGAATTGGTTCAACTATCCCAACAGCAACTTTGAATGTTGCTGGTATTGTAAGTGCCACATCCTATTATGGTGATGGTTCCAATCTTACTGGTATTAGTGTAGGAAGTGGATCTCTTGCAATTGGATTTGCAGCAACTACAGGAGAAACATCCTATGTTGTTGGAACAGGTGTCACCTTAGTTAATTTTGTAGGAGCGGGTTATACAGTTGAAATTGCTGGTGGTATTGCTACAGTAAGAAATTTGAAGATGGATCTGAAACAGATTGTCTTCACCAGTGCGGGATATGCAACCACCATTAATGAGGGATCTCAAGTTAGTTATACAGCATCAGTTAATGATTCAAATGCAGTTTTTGCTCTTGAAGATAATGGTGGAATAACAGGACTTGGTATTAATTATACCACTGGTGCTCTTGGTGGAGGGTCTCAAGCATCTCCAGGGACTTATACAGTAAAGATCAGAGCTGCTTCTCCTTTTGGAATGTCTGATAGTTTCCCAGTAACTGTTGGAATTAACACATTCTCCCTTACAATGGACACCATGTTTGGTGATGCTGAGTCTCTTTTGACTTTTGATGATGATGTAACGGATGCTCAGTATGTTGCTCTGGAAGGTGGTGGTGTTGTTGCCAATGATGGTGTCAACTATGTCATTGACAGGGATAATTCAGTTCAGCATGATGCAACAAACCATGCACTTTACTATGATAACACCAACAATGCTCTAATTGGATTTAGATATAGTTCTGCTGGAGCATTGAATGGTATTGGTAGATGGACCAGTGTATCAGATGCAACTGACGGAACTGATGTTGGTTCTGGTTCAATGTGGTCCACAGATTCTGGTGTTCTATTACCAATTGGAAGCACCTTCAACTCTTTGAGGGGACCAAATCTTGGTATTGGAACTCAAGCAGGCATTGGTTCAGCAACATCTGGATACCAACCAACTGGACAATACAATGGTGGTTGGATTGGTGGTGCATTCTATATGAGAATTATTCCAAGTGATTCCACACTTGACAACTTTGGAACTAGAATTGACAGTCATGATTGGTCTTATGGTTTCACACTGGAAGATCCCTGGTTGATGGGAGCTCCATCTCAAATCCTTGCTCCAGAATCTGTTGATGATGGTTGGCACACCATTGCTTATAGACGTTATAGAATTGGAACCTCTTATTTCAATTCTAACAACTATGGTAATAACACCTTCCAAGGAAATTCTTCATCAGGTTTCCAAGCAGGTTGGAGTCAAGAAACAGATGATGCTAACAACCTGATTGCACCTCCAGGTTCAACAGTGGCAGTTTACTATGATCGTTCTGTGAATGATTATCTTCTCTTCATCAATGGCACTCATGTTCACACTGGTACCTCACAATATCTCTATATGAAGAGTTCTGGAAGTACATCACAACCTGTTCTGTCATTTGGTGACTCAACTAATAGTTTGGATGGAATTCCTAATGATGACGATCAAATTGCTGGATGGCCATATAGAATCAGAGACCTGTGGATTGCTAACAATGCAGGTATCACCACAACAGATGTTGTTTCCATCTCTACCTTTAGAGATAGAAACCTTGCTGATTACTCTGGTTACAGTAACATTGACACTTACATCACTCTGACTGGTGCTGGAACTTCTATTGAAAAAGGTAATGTTTCGATTGCAAGAAGTGCTGTCACCTACAGTTAAATAAAGTAACTCTAAGATTATTATGCCAGATAATGATGTCTACTTAGGTAATCCGTTACTTAAGAAAGCGAATACTAAAATTGAATTTACCTCAGAACAGATTGAGGAATATATTAAGTGTAAGGATGACCCTGTTTACTTTGCACAGAACTATGTCCAGATTGTGACCCTGGACCATGGTTTGCAACCATTCAGGACTTATGACTTCCAAGAGAAGTTAATCACACGATTCCACGAGAACAGATTCAACATCTGTAAGATGCCACGACAGACTGGTAAGTCCACTACTGTGGTGTCCTACTTGTTGCATTATGCCATCTTCAATGACAGTGTAAACATTGGTATCCTGGCAAACAAAGCATCCACTGCCAGAGAACTTTTGGCAAGACTTGCAACAGCATATGAAAACTTACCCAAGTGGATGCAACAGGGCGTGCTAGTATGGAACAAAGGAAACATTGAACTCGAAAATGGCAGTAAGATATTGGCAGCTTCTACATCTGCGAGTGCTGTCCGAGGTATGTCATTTAACATCCTCTTTCTCGACGAGTTCGCGTTCGTCCCGAATCACATTGCTGACTCGTTCTTTGCCTCTGTTTATCCTACTATTACTTCTGGTAAAAGCACAAAAGTCATCATCGTCTCAACCCCCCACGGGATGAACCACTTCTACCGCATGTGGTATGATGCGGAGAAGGGAAGAAACGAATATGTTCCAACAGATGTTCACTGGTCAGAAGTCCCAGGAAGGGACGATGAGTGGAAAGAACAGACCATCAAGAACACATCTGAACAACAGTTCAAGATTGAGTTTGAGTGTGAGTTTCTTGGTTCGATTGACACACTGATTTCTGCTTCCAAGTTGAAGTCACTGGTTTATGAGAAACCAATCGAAAAGAATGACAGTTGTGACATTTATGAAAAACCAAGACCTGGCAGAGATTACGTTGTAACCGTTGACGTTGCCAGGGGTGTTGGTGGTGACTATTCTGCTTTTGTTGTGGTTGACATCACTTCATTCCCACACAAAGTCGTTGCTAAGTACCGAGACAACAACATCAAACCAATGTTGTTCCCAAGTGTCATTTACGAAGTGGCAAAGTCTTACAATGAAGCATTCATTCTTTGTGAAGTGAATGACGTTGGTGATCAAGTTGCCAGCATTCTTCAGTATGACTTGGAGTATCAAAACCTGCTGATGTGCTCAATGCGAGGCAGAGCAGGTCAAGTTGTTGGACAAGGTTTCTCAGGAAACAAGACACAACTGGGTGTCAAGATGTCCAAGACTGTGAAAAAGGTTGGTTCACTCAACCTCAAGACAATGATTGAAGAGAACAAACTTCTCTTCTGTGATATCGACATTATCTCTGAGATGACAACCTTCATTCAGAAGAACAGTTCGTTCGAGGCTGAGGATGGTTGTAATGATGACTTGGCAATGTGTTTGGTCATTTATGCGTGGTTGGTTGCACAAGATTACTTTAAAGAACTTACTGACCAAGACGTAAGGAAGAGACTCTATGACGAGCAAAAGAATCAAATTGAACAGGACATGGCTCCTTTTGGTTTTATCTCTGATGGCCTGGACGCTGAGAGTTTTGTGTCTGATGATGGCGACAGATGGTACGCTTCCAAATCTGATGCGTTTGATGAGTATGGAGTAGCAGCAGGAGGATGGGAACTCTGGGGTAAGTATTGATGGATCTCGACGACCAGTTATCTTTAAACCATCTATTACTTAGTGACAGAAGATGTCGTTGTTGTGGTGAAGTCAAGAACCTCATTGATGGGTTTTATAAGACAAGAAAAACCAAGGGAAAGAATGCCTCCGCTTATTCTTATGAGTGCAAGGTGTGTACCATAAAGAGGATTGTTGAGAGGAGAAAAAAGAAAGATCCATTCCAAGACTGGTCATATCCTGACTGGTAAGTCAGTTCACCACCCATTTCCCCCCTGAAAACACCCAAATCTCTAAATATTATCAGATAAACTGAGAAACTTTTAGGGAGAAAAACATGGCGACTCCTCAATTATCTCCTGGTGTACTAATCAGGGAAGTTGATCTTACAGTCGGAAGAGCCGAAAACGTTCTTGATAATATTGGTGCTATTGCTGGTCCTTTTTCACAGGGTCCAGTAAACGAGGTTACACAGATTAACACTCAGCAACAGTACATCGACACCTTCGGTCAACCAATCTCGACTGACCGTCAGTACGAATACTGGATGACAGGTTCAGAGTTCCTGTCTTACGGCGGTGTTCTGAAGGTTGTTAGAATCGGTGGTGGTTCACTGGCAAACGCAAATGCTGGTGTCGGCATTGCTTCAACTACTTCTCTGAGAGTTGACAACTACGACGATTACGAACAAAACCATACAACTGACACTTCCTGGTATTACGCAGCAAGAAACCCTGGTAACTGGGGAACCGACCTGAAAGTTTGCGTCATCGACAACGCTGCTGACCAAACAATCGGAATTGCAACAACCAACCCAGGTGCAATCGGTGGTGTTATTGGTTACGGTGTAACCGCAGCTCTGTCAAACGTTGTTGTTCCTGGCGCTGGTTCGACCACTGGTTTCACTGGTTATCTGAAGGGCATCATCACTGGTGTTACAACGGACGCAACCAACTCAAACTCAACAATCGACGTTAAGATTGTTGCAAGAGTTTCTTCCGCTGGAACAACTTATCCAATCAATTATCGTCAGAGCGACCCAGGTCAATCTTTCGAAGCATCCGATTCATTGAATCTGGTCAACAACTCTGGAGTCACAACTGGAACAGCAACTGCTGCTTCAATCCTCGACTGGTACGACCAGCAGACACTTGGTCTGACCAACTCCACAGTTTATTGGAAGTCCATCGCTCCAAAACCTGTAAGCAGCAACTACTCAAGCAGCAGAAACGGTGGCGGTGATGGAATCCACGTTGTTGTTTATGATGACACTGGTAAGGTCACTGGAATCCAGGGTAACATTCTGGAAAGACACCTGAATCTGTCGAAGGCTGCTGACGCTTCCGCTGACGGAGACGCTCCAACCAAGACTTACTACAAGGATTTCATCGCTAATGGATCCGAGTACATCTTTGCTGGTCACAACCCATCATCTGCTGATGACGCTTATTGGGGCACTGCTCCTCTGGCAACTGGTTTCTCAACCGACTTCACTAAGTACACAACTTCTGAAGGTCTCTGGGGTCAGGACGCTCAAGGTGTCAAGTTCAGTGCCATCGGTAACGTAAGTTACACCCTCGGTGGTGGTGTTGATTATCAAGCAGGTGGCGGCATGGAAGCCACTCTGGGCGATCTGGTAACTGGTTACGGTTACTTCGACAACAAAGATGAAGTAGCAGTTGACTTCATCATGATGGGTCCTGGTCTCACAACTGAGTCCTCCTCTCAAGCAAAAGCGAACTACATCATCTCTCTTGCCGAATCAAGAAAGGATTGTGTCGCTTGTGTTTCGCCCCACAGAGCAAACATCGTCAACGTTTCCAACTCAACAACACAAACCAATAACCTGCTGAGATACTTCGCTCCTCTGTCAAGTTCTTCTTATGCAGTGTTTGACAGCGGTTACAAGTACACTTACGATCGCTTCAACAATGAGTTCCGTTACATCCCTTGTAACGGTGACACCGCTGGTCTGATGGTCAGAACTGGCATCCTTGCTTACCCCTGGTTCTCACCTGCTGGTCAGCAAAGAGGTGTTCTGAACAATGCCATCAAACTCGCTTACAACCCCAATAAGGCACAGAGAGACCTGCTGTATCCAGCAAGAGTCAACTCAATCATCAACCAGAGAGGAACAGGAATTGTTCTCTTCGGTGATAAGACTGCCCTGGGTTACTCTTCTGCCTTCGACAGAATCAACGTTCGTCGCCTGTTCCTGACAGTTGAGCAAGCACTTGAGGGTGCTGCTAACGCACAACTGTTCGAACTCAACGATGTTAACACGAGGTCCAACTTCGTCAACATCGTCGAACCTTATCTCCGCGACGTTCAAGCGAAGAGAGGCATCTACGACTTCTTGGTTGTTTGTGATGAAACTAATAACACTCCTGATGTGATTGACAACAATGAATTCAGAGCAGACATTTATCTGAAACCAACCAAGTCTATCAACTACGTCACCTTGACCTTCGTCGCAACCCGCACTGGCGTTGCCTTCGAAGAAGTTGTTGGAACTGTTTGATCATTACTACATAAACATAGGAGGACCTAACAATGGCTGAGACCAGAACACTCTCACAATTCAAATCTAAACTGGCGGGTGGTGCAGCCCGCCCCAATCTGTTCGAAGTTTCAATCCCTTCGTTCCCAGCATCCGTTGTTGATGCTTGGGGAAGTGGAGATGACGGCGAGAACGGTGTTTTCAAATTCCTGTGTAAAGCAGCGCAACTGCCTGCTTCCACAGTTTCTGAAATCTCTGTTCCTTTTAGAGGAAGAAACCTTAAGGTTGCTGGAGACAGAACCTTCGCACCTTGGGTTGTTACCGTCATCAACGACGAAGACTTCAAACTGAGAACTGCCTTCGAAAGATGGTCAAATGTACTGAGCAAGTTGGATGATGCCACTGGCGTTTCTAACCCAACCTCTTACATGACTGATGCTTATGTTCAGCAACTCGGAAGGGGCGCAACAACATTCTCAACCAACAATGATGGTGGTGAGTCTGCTGTTCTGAGAACTTACAAGTTCTATGACATCTTCCCAACTGAAATCAGTGCCATTGATCTCAATTATGACCAAACCAATGCCATCGAAGAATTCCAAGTAACCTTCCAGGTTCAGTACTTCTCAGTTGGTGAATCACAACAGTCTAGCGGAACCAACGCTGGAGAGGTTCTGATTCGTTGATAAATAACTAGACAAAAGAGTCTAGTTTCTAATAATGGCTGCGAGATTATTTGGTTTCTCAATTGAAGATAGCGAAAGGACTCCACCTGGCGTAGTTAGTCCAGTTCCACCTAATAACTTAGATGGTTCTGAACACTACGTCAGTTCGGGGTTCTTTGGTTCGTATGTGGACATCGAAGGTGTCTACAAAAACGAGAACGATTTGATTCGTCGTTATCGCAGCATGTCGCTTTATCCTGAGTGTGACAGCGCAATTGAAGACATTGTGAATGAAGCAATCGTTGCTGATACAAATGACAGTCCTGTATCAATCGAACTGTCAAACCTGAAGGCAAGCGATTCAATCAAAAAGAAAATTAGAGAAGAGTTCAGATACATTCTTGAACTTCTCGACTTTGATAAGAAAGCACACGAAATCTTCCGTAACTGGTACATCGACGGAAGACTGTACTATAACAAAGTCATTGACCAAAAGAGACCTCAGGATGGGATTCAAGAACTGAGATACATTGACGCATCTAAGATGCGTTATATGCGTCAACTGAAAAAGAAAGGAAAGGATAGCGTTCAGTCATTGGAAAGAGCAGCAGGTTCGACAAACCCTGCAAATTATGACTTCCCTGATATTGAAGAATACTTCATCTACAATCCAGGTACTTATGATGGTGGACCAGTCAATACTGGTTATAGCGCGGCACCCACTAAAGCAATCAGAATGACTCGTGATTCTGTCACATATTGTACCTCTGGTCTGGTTGACAGAAACAAGGGATCAACGTTGTCTTGGATGCACAAGGCAATCAAACCACTGAACCAGTTGATGATGATTGAGGACTCCCTCGTCATCTATCGTCTGTCAAGAGCACCAGAACGTCGCATCTTCTACATTGACGTTGGTAATCTGCCCAAGATGAAGGCAGAACAATACCTTCGTGATGTCATGATGCGTTACCGAAACAAGTTGGTTTATGATGCCAACACTGGTGAGATTCGTGACGACAAGAAATTCATGTCAATGATGGAAGACTTCTGGCTTCCAAGACGTGAAGGTGGTCGTGGTACTGAGATTACCACACTG